CAAAGGCGTGCTTCGGCCGGATGAAAATAACATGTAAAGCGTTGCAGAGGCATTGCAGCAACGCGGCTTCCAGATGAGCGAGCACGGCGTTCGCGTCGTGGCGCAAACTTATGGCAATGCCACCGGACAGGTGGCGCCTGCCAAGATTGAGCCGATCAACGCAGACATGCTTCTCTCCCCCGAGGATCGTGAGGCTCTCGGCATTGAGACGGTTCTACCGTCGCCTAACAGCCACTTCGCACAGGCCAGTCGATTGACCGAGCTGCGCGAGCAAAAGCTGCGAAAAGATATCGAACGTGTTGAGATCAAAGCGGCGAAAGAGCGCGGTGAATTAGTAGAGCGTGCGCGCGTTCAATCATCGTTCGTGGCGGCCGGCGCGTTGATGGCGAGCATACTTCAGAACCTGCCTGCCGAGATCGCGTCAATCTTCGCCGATCCCGACAAGAAGTCGGAAGTACGCATCAAGGTGCAGACTCGCGTCGACCAAATGCAGCACGCTCTCTACGCTGCGCTGCGCGATTACGGAGAGACAGATGCTAGCTGACCCGTTGTTCGCGGGGCTAGCCGAGGGCTTCAAGCCAAAACCGAAAATGACGTTGTCGGAATGGGCTGAAGCGAAGATGGTGCTCCCGCCCGAGCGCGCATCGAACCCCGGCCCCTACCGCGTCGGCGACGCGACCTTCCAGCGCGGAATGATGGACGCCGTTACCGATCCCGACAACGAGGACATCGTATTCGTCACGTCGTCACAGGTCGGCAAGACGACGATCATTGTCGCCGCAAACGGCTACTACTGCGAGGCTGAGCCCTGTGGCCAGTTGTCCGCGTGGCCGAACCAGGATGTCGCCGACGCCTACGTTCGAGAGACCTTCGACACCACAGTCCGCGACTCGCCGGATTGGGCGAGCGTTATGACCAGCTCGACTGAGTACAAGGGCGGCTTCATCAAGTTCGTCGGCGCTAACACCCCGACGAAGCTCGCAATGACGCCGATCCGCGTTGTCACGGGTGACGAGGTAGACCGCTGGCCTATAAGTTCGGGTAAGGAAGGCTCTCCGGTAGAACTCGCGAAGAAGCGCCGCACGACGTTCCACAACCGCAAGGGCCTGTGGGTGTCGACGCCCGTCCACGAAGATACGAGTGCCATCGTGCAGCTCTTCAAAGAGACGCGCCAGCACTACTTTCTCGTGACCTGCCCGTATTGCGAACTGAAGCAAACGCTGAAGTGGGACAACGTTATTTTCCAGAAGGGCAAGGAAGAGGACGCCGAATACGCCTGCGAGGATTGCGGCCAGCTGTGGGGTGAGATGACGAAGCGTCGCCTCGTTCGAGAGGGTGCTTGGCATCAGATCGGTGCCGCGATTGGTAAGAAAGTCGATGGCTCACCCGTCAAGCTGGCTTACCCTTTCAAGTGCTTCAAGCCCGAAGACAACTTCGTGCCATCACGCGAAAAGGTCGGCTACTGGATCAACGAGCTTTATTCGCCTTGGTCGTCAATGCGCGAGATGGCGCTGGCTTGGTCGGAGTCGGAAGGCAACCCGGAAAAAGAGCAGACTTTCTTCAACACGCGGCTTGGTCTTCCTTATCGTGGCGACATATCAAGCTTCGCCGATCCCGAGGGCCTCAAAGCCCGAAAGGAAGCGTACGATCCGCTCAAGGTGCCGAAGCGCGCCGCGCTACTTACAGCCGCGGTCGACGTACAAGATGATCGAATTGAAGTGCTAGTCATCGCATGGGGCAAGGGCGACGAATGTTGGCTGCTCGACCATACGGTCATCCAGCTCGACCCTAGCACTGACGCCGCATGGGATGAACTCGCGTTGGTGCTCGAACGCGGATACCCACATCTCGGCGCCGCGGGTGAGACCCTCGGCATCTTCGCCGCGACTGTCGACTCCGGCGGTCATTTCACGCAGAAAGCTTATGCCTTCAGCGCGAAGTGGTTGGCGGTTGGCCGTCGTTACTACGCCCACAAGGGCGTGCCCGGAGAGAAGAAGCCGATTTGGGTGAAGTCGGAGCAGCGCTTCAAGGACAACATCAAGCTCTTCCTGATCGGCGTCGACGACGCCAAGGCCACGATCTATACGCGCTACGCGATTGCGAAGCCGGGGCCAGGGTACGTGCACATTCATGAGGGTGTCACGGACGATCAGATTGCGCAGATGACGGCCGAGCGCGCCGAGACTGAGTATGTCGACGGATTCCCGAAACGGAAGTGGACGAAGCCGCGTCATCGCCGCAACGAGATGCTCGATCTCATGGTCTACAACCATGCTGTTCGCTGTTCAGTGAACATCGACATGGACTCGTGGATCACCAAGCTAAACACACCAAAAGAACTGGAACCTAAGCCGATCAACGCGGCGGACATCGGCAAGCTGTTCAAGTAAAGCCTTCGGAGGGCAGACATGGCTAACACACCCGGTGCCTGCCCTCCGGGGCAGAGCTTCAACGCGGACTTGCCGGACTGTGTCGCACAGTGCGCGACGATCTACCAGGCGTACATCGCCGCAGTCTCCGGCAAGAGTCGTGTCGTTGTCCGTTTCAATGATCGATGGACGGAATACGCGAAGCCGGACGCTGCGTCGCTCCTGACGCTCTACATGACACTTTACACGGCCTGCCCTGGCGCGAAAGCAGCCGGGCTTCCCGATCTCAATCCGAACTTGAAGGTTGAACGTGGACGGCCGGCAAGGGGATTCTTCCGATGGTAGACCTGACCTACGGAGAGCGGGATAAACACGAAGACTTGCGCCCCGGTTGGGGGTTCAGTTACTCGCCAAGTCTGACTTCGTCCGACGCGGTCGCGTGGCGCAACAAGGATCGTACGGCCGCCGACGCCCGTGACGCATCGCGCTCCAATCCTTACGGAGCAAGTGCCAAGCGCGCGACCGTCGACAGCATTGTCGGCCTGCACTTCAAGCTTCAATACGCGCCCAATGCGGAAATTCTCGGGGTGTCCGAAGAAGAGGCGCTCGAATATGCGGACATGGTCGAGAACATGTGGGATGTAGCGGCAACGTCGCCGTTATATCATCTCGATGCGCAGCGCAAGCAGACGTTCTCCGGCCTGATGCGCACGGCATACGCGTCTTATTACGTCGACGGCGAAACGCTCGCAACGGTCGAGTGGAAGAAGGCGTTCAACGGCGACCGCACTTGTTTGCATCTTATCGACCCTCAGCGGTTGTCAGACCCCCGAGGGGCTATCGACTACACGGGTAAACGCCGAATGGGCGTCGAGCGCGACAAGCACGGCGCCCCGATTGCATATCACATTCGCGAAGCGACCATGAGTGATGTCGCACTGTGGGGGCCAGCTGCCTCGCAGTTCGCTTGGCGGCGCGTTCCTCGCTACACGCCGTGGGGCAGGCTCAACGTCATCCATTTCTTCGAGCACGACGCGCCGGATATGACACGGGGTATGACCTCGTTCACAACCGCTCTGATGCCGATGCGTCTGCTTCAGGACTACAACATCACTGAGCTTGAGAGCGCGGCTATCCGCGCCACCTATGCAGCGGTGGTCGAGAGCGAGCTGGATTACGAAGAGGCGATGAAGGTCATTGGCGCCGAACAGCGCAAGGCCATCGAGAGCAACAACGTGCTCGACTTCACGCTTCGAATGATGGCTGACAAATCGGAGTTCTACAGGGGCCAGGAGTTCAAGTTCGGGAAGAGCAAGGTGGCTCACCTTCTGCCGAACGAGAAACTGCACATGGTGCAGGGCAACCAGTCGGTGTCAGCCCTCAAGGACTTTAATTCGGTCAACCTGTATACCCTGGCGTCTGCTCTCGGTGTCGATTATGCGACGCTGACGAAGGACTTCTCGGACACGAACTACAGCGGCGCTCGCGCGGCTTTGTTCGACGTGTGGAGATCATACGAGGTCCGACGCGCTGCGTTCATCGACTCGGTGCCGGTGCCGTTTTTCGCTTGCTGGCTTGAAGAGCAGATCGCGCTTCGCGGTACGATCCCAATGCTCGGCAAGAAATCCTTCTACGACGTCCGCGACGCTATCTGCAATTGCTCGTTTGAGACGTGGTCGAAGCCGCGGCTGGACCCACTGAAGGAGAACCAGGCGGACCAAGTGCTCTATGACATGGGTGCTTTGGACCTGAAGAGCATCTGCGCGGCGGACGGCAGGGACTATCGCAAGGTGCTAGTGCAACGCGCCGCCGAGAAGGCGCTGATGGACAAGCTCGGTCTCAAACCCGAAGACATTAACCCCGAACTTCAAGCCAACAAAATGAAGGCGAAGAAGGGGGAAGACGCTGGCCAAGAGGGCGGCGGTACAGGAGAAGCATGATGACGCAACTCGCACACATTGCGACGCGCCTGTTCAACGTGCCGCTGCTTGTCACGCCCGAATATGGGAGCGTGGTGACTTCGGTTCTATCGGATCGCATCGGTGTTCAGCCTATGGTGTCCGACGAAATGTTGCAGAGCTACGTGCGCCCTTCCGATCGGGCCGTTATGAACCGGCGCTCCGGCATTGTGACGATGCCGGTGGTGGGCGGCATGATCCACCGCGGCGATATGATGTCGTCGATGTCGGGATTGCAGAGCTACACGAGCTTGCACGGCAAGCTGGACGCACTGCTCAACGACGATGATGTCCGCGGCATCTTGCTTGACATCGACAGCGGCGGTGGTGAAGCCGCCGGCCTTAGCGAGTTGGTCGACTGGATGCCGAAAGCCTCGAAGGCGGCCGGCAAGCCGATATGGGGCATCGCGAACACCAACGCGGGCAGCGCGGCCTACTGGCTGGCTTCCTCTACTTCTCGGCTCTTCGCCGCGCCGGTCGCCTCGCGCGTCGGTTCGGTTGGCGTCTACGTCCAGCACGTCGACCAGTCCAAGGCGGTGGAGAAAAAAGGCCTCGTGGTCTCGTTCATTTATGCGGGCGACCACAAGCTCGACGGCAACCCATTCGGGCCGCTGCCCGATGATGTACGCGCCTCCATCCAGGCTGGCGTGAACAGACTTTACGGCGAGTTCGTCACCGCCGTCGCGAGCAATCGCGAGCTTGACGAGAAATTGGTTCGAGACACGCAAGCGAGGGTCTACGGACCCGAGGAAGCTTACGAGCTTGGACTTGTCGACGGTGTTGGTGGCTTGGGCAGTGTTCTTGCTGCTTTCACCGAACATCTTAACCGCCCCTTCGTGGGCTATACGTCTCATGGAGATTCCATGTCTAAAGAACTGATCTATGGTCAAGCCGACCTCGATCGCGCCAAGGCGGAAGGTGTTGTGTCCGGCAAGGCCGAAGCAGGGACCGCTCTCGCTGACCTGACCTCGAAGCTCTCGGCAGCCGCCGATGATCGCAAGGCTCTGCTCGCGTCGTTCGCGGCTGTTGCCGGCGACAACCCCAAGGTCGCCGTGTTCGTCGAAGCGCTGAACGACGGTGTCGCCCCGGCGACCGCCGCGAAGTTCGCTGCGAAGATCGAAGCGCCGAAGAAGGCCGAGGTCGCCAAGACCGAGAAGAGTGCGACGCAGCTCGACGCTGACAAGCTGATGAAGCAGCACGCTGCGAACGTTTCGGACGATGGGGGCGAGGAAGCCGCGGTCGACCCGAAGGCGGCTCGCCTGGCTGAGATCGCCGGCTCGATGAAGGCGTTCAACGCCTCGCGCGGCTTCAAAGCCAAGTAACAACCGCACACCGTAGGAGATCAACGATGCCTTCCGATACCTGGAACATCCCGTATCCCGTGCGTACGGGCGACGCCGACAGCGTCCCGACGCACGTCCAACTGGAATTGCCCGGCTCTCGCCCGCGCTTCCAGAACTTCACCCTGCTCGCCGGTCAGCTCTACAAGAAGGGCTCCGTGCTCGGCGTGATCACCGCGTCGGGCAAGCTGACGCTCTCTGCTTCGGCGGCTGGCGACGGTTCGCAAACCCCGATCGCTGTCCTGAACATCGACGTCGACGCCACCGCGGCCGATGTCAAGTTCGACGTGATGGTGGGCGGCGCTGTCCTCAACCCGGCTGCCCTGGTGCTCGGCACGGGCCTCACGTCTGCCGCTGCGCAGACTGCGTTGCTCGCGCGCGGCTTTGCGTTCCGTACGCCTGGCTTCTCCGGCTAATCTCCCTTTCGTAGGAAGGATTCTTTTCTATGGTTATCCAACTCTCTCGTTACGAAACGTGGGAACTCGACGCGATGGTCGAGCAGCTGGAGCGGCCCAATCCGTGGTTGCTTCGCACGTTCTTCGGTCGCCAGAAGTTCTTCGACACCAAGCAGATCGAGTTCGACATCGTCGATCGCGGTCGCCGCATGGCGCCGTTCGTCGCTCCGACCGTCGCCGGCAAGCCGATGGTACGCGAGGGCTATCGGACTCGTACGCTCACCCCGGCTTACATCAAGCCGACCGCGCTGGTCCAGCCCGGCGAAGCGTTCACCCGTCTGCCGGGCGAAGGTTCGTACGGCGGCGTGCTCACTCCGAAGCAGCGGTTCGACGCGATCGTCTCGGAGCATCTCGCGCTCCACGAAGACATGATCGACAACCGTTTGGAGTGGATGGCCGCGCAGACTCTGGTCAACGGCTCCATCACCATCTCCGGTGAGTCCTACCCGACTGTCACCGTTGACTTCGGCCGCGACCCGTCGCTGACCAACACCCTCACGGGTGGCGCGAAGTGGGACCAGACGACCGCAACCCCCCTCGAAGACATCGAGAACATGGCGTTGCTCGTCCGGCAGATCAGCAAGGGTGCAGTCGTGACCGATCTGGTCATGGACGGTGCCAGCTGGAATCTTCTGAAGAAGAACACCGAGATCACCGATCTGATCGACATTCGTTTCCGCCGTGACGTTGGCGGAACCACCGCGATCGACGGCGGTCCTCGCACCAACCTGAACGAGCCGGTTTATGTCGGCACGCTTCAGGGCCGCATCGACATGTGGGTGTATGACTCCTACTACCTCGACGATGCCGGCGCTACGCAGCCTTACATCCCGGCCAAGACCGTGATCGGCATCTCGCCGGGCGCGCTCGAAGGTACGCAGTATTACGGCGCGATCCTCGATCTCGATGCGGGGATCACGGCTCGTCGCTCCTTCACCAAGTCGAAGGTGCTGTTCAACCCGTCGGGACTCGAACTGGTCACTCAGTCCGGCCCGCTGCTCGCGCCGCGTCGCCCGAATGCGATGTTCGTGTTGAAGGTTGCCTAAGCTGTAAGGCGTGGCACCTAACACAGACCCCGGCCGCTCCGCTTTGAATGCGGAGCGGCTTTCCCCGCCCCCAGGAGATTGCACCACATGGTTAAGCTGGTAACCACACAGAGCGTGACGCTCACGACCCCTGTCCTTGATTCCAAGGGCAACCCTGTCACCGAGAAGATCAAGTTCAACCGACGCGAGGTTACATCGCAGGTTGTCGATCATCATCGCCACAAGGCCGGCGAACTGATCGACGTCAGCCGCGAGCTTGCCGACGAACTGGTCTCGAAGAATATCGCTCGCGTTCCTGAAGCTGCGTTGGACGACGAAGTCGATCCTACGAAGCCCGCTGCCGACGACACGCTCTCGTAACGCGCTCTAGCTCGGCAGGGGCACCAACATGCACGAAAGCATATCCACTATGACTGTCGACGAATTGAAGTCGGTTGTCAAAGACGCGATCCGCGAAGAGCTGAGCGCATGCGGCATCCTTGCTACCACTGCTGAGCAGAGAGTGAAATCGCAGGGTGACTTCGACTTCCTACGTCGCATTCACCTCTTGTGGGATGGAGTCGTCAACAAGGTCGGCACCGCCGTCTTGATTGCACTGCTCGGCGTCGCCGCGACCGCTATCGGCATCATCAAGTTCGGAAGGTAGACCGATGCTTATCCACTCCGTTGCCGCCGCTCCGGTTGATTGCCGGTCGGTGGATGTAGACGCTTGCGAGCACGATGTAAGTGCAGCGCAAGACGCTCAAGTCGAGGCGCTGGGGTGCTTCCAGCTTCGGCTCCGCGATCAGGTCGACTTCTCTGTCAACTTCTCGAAGTGGTTGCAGCAGAACGGCAACGCTCAATTGAGCGATGCTGAATTTGTTGCGGCTGTAGGAAGCCCAAGTGTTCCGAACATCGTAGGACAGGCGTTCAATGCGTCTGGCCGCTGCGTTGTTGTGCTTGCCGCGCATGAAGGCGCGACGGCCGGGGATGCGTACTGGCTCGACGTTACTGCTACAGTGGCCGCCGTTCAGGCGACTACGCCGCAGGACGTCCCACTGCCGGCTAGAACTCTCGTGCGACGTATCCACGTCGTCGTCGTTAATGGCTAGCTGGTTCGACGAAGAGGCAATCTCAACACAAGGCATAGTCGAAGAGTTCGGGGAGAAGTTCACGTTGCAACCGTACAAGACGGGCGGCGTGAACTTCCCCCGCGTGCCAGACCCGACGAGATCGGGTTACGACTTTCTTGCTGTGTTCGAGCTGACGCCGAAAGACCTGTCTCTCGGAATGGGAGAGGTGAAGGTCTCCACCCGCTCGCCTTGTCTCACAGCGCTGATCTGCGACGTGCCCGGCATACGTCAGGGCGATCGCGTCGTGCGACAGCTCAATGGTGAGACGTTTGAAGTGACCGAGCCAAAGCCCGATGGGCTTAGCGGCATCGAGATACACGTCGTCCAACTTGGGAGAGCGAAGATATGAGCATGTCGCGGATGTTTCTCCGCGCGCTTGCGTGCGTCGCATTGCAGAAGCAAGCGGACGACGCGGTATCGCCGACGATGGCAGACGACAGGGTGTTCGACAGCCGTCTCGATCCAGTGATGTTTCAGGAGTTCGACAACCCCATGCCGGGGATCATCGTCTACACGGACGACGATTCCGGCGATCTCATAAATCGAGGCAGCGGCTCCGGCCCCTATCGGCGTTGGGTCGATCTCCGCGTGGAGTTGATGTTGGGGAGCTTCGCTACAGAGATCATAGATGAAAAACAACGCGTGGTCTTCGACGTCCCCACGACCGACGCGGAATTGGAAGCGCAGCTAGACCTACTGGAAGCGCAAGCGAAATGGGCGCTGTGGCAATTGCCACGTGTCCACACCAACGCATTCAAATCGTTCGTAGTGCGTCTTGAGAATGTTCAGTCGCATGCCACGAGAGATGAAGCAAACAACCGCTTCGCGTCTCGTCGACTTCACTTCAAGGTCGAAATACCCGACGACTGCCCGCCTACCTTCTACGGCACTATGCCCGGTGTACCGATCCCCGAGTCGATTCCTTTCTGTGAGGACCTCTCGAAATTCCCGGCTCCGTGGATCAGGCCGATGCTGCAAGCCATGTGCAACATGCCGAGCATGCAAGGCGTGCTGCAAGTTCTCGCCGGCAGCAATAACCCGACCGTCTATGTGCCGTTGCTGAAAAAGATCGGCATCAACGTTGACGCGATAGAGCCGATGGCTGACCCGGACCTCCTGGCACAGCAAGGCAAGACGCACGGACCCGATGGGCGCATCGAGGTCGAGAACATATTGGAGATTCCATGACGCGAGTTGTGACTGTGCGTCCCGTTCCGGGGCGTCTGATCTTGATGCCTGAGAGGGCATTCCAGCCCGTCCCCGAGGAAGGCGCGAAGGTTTACCTCGACGCTTTCTACACGCGGACAATCAACCAGGGTGATCTCGAAGTCGTGCCGGAAGCTCCGGTCGCGACGAAGAGCGTTGCCGAAAAGCCGAGCAAGTGAGGGCCTAGATGGCTATTCAGTTCAACCAAATCCCCGGCAACATCCGGGTCCCCTTCGTTCGCTTCGAAGTGAACGCGGGTACGCAACCGTACTCTTCGATCCAGCGCCTTGTTCTGATCGGTCAGATGACCTCGGCCGGCGTGGCAACGGCCGACATGCCGCTGTTCGTCACGGAGAACGAAGACCAGCTGTTCGGCACGGGCTCGATGCTCGCGTCGATGTACAAGACCGCGCGAAAGAATGCTCCCTTCCAGGAGATTTGGGCGATCCCGCTGGCCGACGCCACGGGTGGCGCCACCGCCGCGGTCGGCAGCATCAAGATCACGGCGCCGACCACGTCGGTCAGTCTCGTCTACTACATCGGCGGCTATCGCGTATCCGTCCCGGTGAATGCCCTCATGACCGCCGCGAACTGTGCGACGGCGCTGGTTGCGGCCATCAACGCGGTCAACGGCATCATCGTCACCGCTGCGGTGGATGGGACCGACACCACGATGGTCAAGATCACTGCCAAGAACAAGGGCACGCTCGGCAATACCATTCGCATCGAGACCCGGCTCTATGCTGACGACGGCATCGCCGCCGACGACCTCAGCGTCATCGTGCAGCCGACAGGCGGTAGCGGCGATCCTACGATCACCAACGCCATCGCCAACATGGGTGATGACCAGTGGGACTGGATCGTTATGCCGTATTGCACTGGCGCCTACCTGACCGAGCTTGAGACCTGGCTCGACGCGCGTTGGGGTCCGATGTCGCAAATGTACGGCCACAACATCACCGCGTTCTCCGGCTCTGCCGGCGAAGTGCAGGCATTCACCAGTGCGCGTAACAGCTGGCACTCGTCGATCATGCCGGTGAAGAACGGTCCGCAGCCGACCTATCTGTGGGCCGCTGCTATCGGCGCGCAAACCGCGCAGCATTTGCAGACGCCGCCGGAACTGTCTCGTCCGCTTCAGACTATCGAACTCATCGGCATCCTGCCGCCGAAGTCGGTCGCGGATCAGTGGAGCACAGTGCAGCGACAGAGCTTCTACTTCGCTGGTGCATCTGGCTATCGCGTGCAGGATGGTGTGGTTCAGATCGACCGTCTGCTCACCACCTACCAGCGCAACGCGTGGGGCTCACCTGATCAGTCGTGGCTCGATGTCAACACGATCGCACAGCTGATGTACGGCCTTCGTGCGATCATGGCCTACATGACGCAGACCTGGCCGCGTGCCGCTCTCGTCGACAAGAACCCGAACAACATCCAGGGCTTCGCGACGGCAGACGACATCAAGAACTCGTTCATCCATATCTACAAGGATTTGGAAGCGATCGGCGTGTTCGAGAATTCGGACCTGTTCGCGCAGCTGCTCATCGTCGAGCGCAATGCGACCGATCCGAACCGGGTCGATACCTATCTGCCGCTCGACCACGTCAACCAGCTGCGCGTGCTGGCGGTGAACTCGACCTCGTTCCTGCAATATCCCACGGGCACGCTGTAAGGTCTGTCACCCACCTAGTCAGACGCCGCCCTTCGAGGCGGCGTCTCGATATCGCTCCAAAAGGATTCAACCATCATGGATTGCTGCTACGCAGCGGGCGGCCTCGTCCGCATCACGGCGAACGGCCAGCTCTGGTCGGCGCGTTCGTCCGTCACCGTCGAGCCGATCAACTTCGAGCGCTCTGCCGCCTCGAATCAGGACGGCACGATCTACACCACGACCAAGCCGGTGCCTGCCACCGCGGAGATCGTCTTGTCGGATAGCTGCGACATGAAGATCGCAGACATCATGGCCTGCCCGCTCGATGTCACCATCGAACTGACGCAGGTCCGGCGCCGATACATGTTTACCAAGGCCGTTGTGGTGGGGCGTCCGAAGATCGATACCGAAACTGGTGCGATCTCCGGCCTGACCATTACGTCGGGCAACGTTACCGAAACCACCTTCTGAGGTCCCCCAAATGCCTTTTACTGTCCCGCTCAGTAAGCCGCTGAAGACTCACGACGGAGAGGTCACCCAGCTCACGCTGCGTGACCTCACGGCTAGCGACATCGTCATGGCTCGTGTCCCCCCGGTCAAGCTGATTGCCAACAGCAAAGAAGACGAAGAGCACGCCGAGTTTCGCTACGACATCATCATGCAGTTGGCATCCCGCCTCACGGGCATTGACGACCTGATCCTTGGCGGCTTGTCCGCCAGGGACTTCCACGCTGTGGCGAATGCGGTCGTCAAGCTGTGGAACGCCTCGGGGGAATAAGAGGTCGCATCGAGTTCATGCTCATAGTGGTTCGACGTCCGCTCCACGAAGTTTTGGCGTTGTCGAACGAACAGCTGCGGTATTGGTGCGACCTGATCGTTAGCCGCAAGGAAGACTACTTTAGAGGACCCTGACCATGCAGACTTTCCAGACCGCCGCGGTGGTGGGCCTGATCGACAACATGTCGGGTCCTCTAAAGGAATTAGCGAAAAATGCGAGAGAACTAGCCAAAGTGTTTGACGGCGGCAAGTTTCTCAACCCCAACGAGTTTGATGCCTACACCAAGGGCCTGCATAAGGCCAACGCCGCCGCGAAAGAACATCTCTCTCTGATGCAGAGGATTGGGTCTGTATCGCGGAAGATGGGCCGCGAGGCCATTCCGTTCGCTGCTCCTATTGTCCCCTTTGTTCGAAACAACCTGCCGGAAGAAAAGACCACGCAGGACACTCTTTCGCGCATGCGCGATCTGAACTCTGTCGACAGGGAGAACGTGCAAAAACTGCGCGAGGACGCGCGCCTGAAAGGCGTCAAGTATACCGGAGGCCCCGGAGCTTACCTCAAGGAAGGTGAGTCCGCCGCCAAGATGAACATCCCTCCTGCACTCATGAGCGGATCGGCCGAGGTGGGACAGCAGTTCGCCGACTTCTTGAAAGAGAAGGAAGGCGAGGGCATCGAGAAGGTCATCAACACGGCCGAGTATTTCAGCATGCTGAAGAACAGGGCCGGGGAGAAAACGAGCCCGAAGGCGTTGTTCGAAGAGCATCTAGCGAACGGCATGTCCGAGGAAGATGCCAAGCTCGACATCATACGACGCCTGAAAGGCGCGACAGGCCTGTACAAGCGCATCGCCAACATGATGCCGGGAAGTGAAAAGGATTTGTTCGAAGCGTTGAAGATGTCAGCGCCGACCGCCGAGACGCTCGGCGTTCCGATCAGCGACTCGGTAGCCACTCTCGCCATGATGGCGACCGGCGGCATTACAGGATCGCATGCAGGTACGATGTACCGCGGTATGCTTACCCGCGCCGGCAACCCGTCGTTCGTCGCGATGGCCGCCGCGCGTACCGCGGGCTACGACATTCGATCGAACATGAAGCTCGACAACAACTTCCTGAATCCGGACAACTTCATCGACGGCCTCAAGAACTACTACGGGCCGATGCTCAACAGCGACCCCAAGCTCGCGGAGCAACTGAAGAAGCGCATCAGGGATTTTAAGAACGACCCGAACTCGTACAACGAGGACGGCGAGGGCAACTATAAGGCCTACAACGAGCTTCAACAGAATATGGTGGACGATCTCGTCAAGGCAGGCGGGAAGAAGAAAGACGGAAAGACCGACTTCCTGAATAGCGAGTTGGTGTCGAAGCGCATCGCAAAAGGTCTCAACCTCGCGAACTCCGGCTTCAATCTCCTTGATCTGATCGAAGACGTGAAGAAGCAGGGCAAGTTGACGCCGGGCTTCATCAAGGCCCTGGTCGGCACCGAGGCCGGCACGGGCATGTCGCAGATCGGTTTGCAGGACATCGAGAAGGCGCGCCAAGTCGGCAGACAGACCACCGAGGGCGACAAGTACTCGCTTTCCCAAGAGTGGGACGCCGCGATGAAAGCTCGCGCCGAATCCGTTTACGGAACATGGGATAGCCTTGGCAATCGCATCAAGGCGCTCTTCGACAAGATGTTCGAGTCGGTCGAGAAGCCGCTGGATGAAATCGGCAAGAAGCTCAACCAGAATCTGGACGCGATGCAAGGCGCCGATGTCGGCAAGACGCGGGCCGGTGTTGCAGCCGGCGCCGGTCTAGCTTCGCTCGGCATGGGCGGCGCTGCGTCCTTCTTCGGCGGCGGTGCGGTTGCTGGCGCGGCCACTGCGGGGCTTGCCACGGGCGGCACTGCGCTGCTCGGCGCCGCCGCGGCCTACATGCTTTATCGCGGCCTCACTGATCCCGACACCATAAAGGAGGGGAGCGCCGAGGACCTCAAACGTCGCCGCAAGTTCGGTATGGCGCAGTGGGGCAACACGGCTTCCGACCCGCAAGACGATCCGTGGATCACGCCGAAGTGGAAGGCGCCGGAGTGGCCGACGAAGGCCGAGCCTGTTCCCTACACCAACGTCAAAGGCGAGAGTTCGTCTAAGGCGATCGAAGTCAGTGGCACTGTCACCGGCAGCGCCGAACTACACAACAACGTGGCGGTCCAGATACAGCCGTCGCAATACTTCTTGGGCGTGGTCGCTCGTGCCGAGAGCGTGTCGAGCATGGCGATCAACGGCAAGCTCGGGACGAGCATGCAAGGCCCTGGCGACAACGGCACCAAGCCTAGCGCGTCGGCCCTAACCGGGACACAGTAACATGACCTGCCTTTGCATAGACGAACTGCGCCCCGCTTCATTCCGGGGCGCAGCGTTCTTCGTCGCGAACGATACCGGCGAGTACGGCCGTCGCGACATCGTCCATGAATACCCCATGCGAGACGATGCGTACATCGAAGACATGGGGCAGAAAGCGACTAAGTTTTCGGTGCAGGGGTATCTCGCCGGAGACGACTGGATAGCGCAGAAGAATGCGCTGGTCGCTGCTTGTACGGCGCGCGGCCCCGGCATGCTTCAGCTGCCGACCGAAAGCCCGCAGCTGGTCGCCTGTTTGACGTTGCACGTATCGCGTTCCAAGGACGAATGCGGCTTCTACTCCGTGAAGCTGGAATGCGTAGCGGCGAAGAATTTCACGTCCGGCACGGCGCTGTCTGGTGCGGTAGGTGCGTTCGAGAGTCAGATCGGGGCGGTTTTCAATTCAGCCATCCCGGCGCTCACGTCTTTCTTCGACGCGAACTACGTGTCGACCAACGTGCAGCAGTACGTCATCGACAACCAGATGCAGCGCGTGATCGGCTTCGCTTCAGCGGCGATTGATCTCGTAGAAAGCTCGCCAACTGTCAACGCCGATTTATCTACCGACGCGGTGCAGGCAGCTATCAGCATCTTCCAGAACGCGGACGATTACGTTCAACCCGGTACGGACGGCTCGATCTATTTGGCCCAACAGCCGATTGTCGCGCAGACCGTGGGCGCTGTGGCGAACGACGTGGGCGTGAAGACCGTCAGCGAGACGGGTGTTACCGTGACCAGCGCCGCTTCGGCGATCGTTCCTATGGTGGCGTACGTCGTCAACACGCTCGGTAACTCCATGTCGGCCGACGACGCCGTGAATGCCTTGACGACGTTGTCGTCGTTCAGTGTCAACGAAGTCACCCTGGCGAAGCTGAAGACCGAGGTCACGGCCAACCTGACCATACCGTCGACGGTCAGTGTCTCCGACACATCTGATGCCGCGAACAGCGGCGCGTTCTGCGGAATGGTGCGATCCTTCGCGTTGATGAAACTGGCGCAGGCGATCACCGCGAAGACCTTCCTCACCAGAGGCGAGGCCATTCAGGCGCGCGCAAATGTGGTGGAGTTGTTCAACGATCAGATCGCGCAGTTTGAGGAAGACGAGATCGTCAACATCATGCTGAGCGCTCGCGACCTGTGCGTCACCGCCATCTCGCAGAAGATGGTGAGTATCGTGCCGATTCTGAACATCACGGCAGCGGCTACCAAGCCGTCGCTCTATTGGGCGTCTCGACTCTACGACGACGCGAACAGAGCGGAAGAGCTGTCCGACCGCAACGGCGTCGTGAACCCCGGCTTCATGCCCCGAAACTTCGAGGCGCTCGCGCGGTAAAGCGCTGCGGGCGTCCTCTCTATTGAGGACCCCGCAATGACAGATCAGCTTACGTACGTCACGTTCCAGGTAGGTGGGGTGAACTACACCGCCTTCGAACGCGCCGCAGTGTCTTATGCGGCGAACCAGGCGTCGCGTGCGTTCGCGTTCACCGTCACCGACTCTACGGACGGAATGGACTTGGCGTGGAATTTCATGCCGGGCACGCCTGTAACTGTTACGGCGAACGGGCAGCTGCTTCTCACCGGCTACATAAACAAGATGATGCCGAGCTTCGATAAGCTGAATCACACCGTCGAAGTGAGCGGAACGTCAAAGGGTAGTGACAGCGTCAAGAGCGCAGCCGAACACGAGAAGGGCGAGTTCAGGAACAAGACACCCCTTCAGATAGCGCAGGAACTGGACAAGCAGGGCGTCGGGTTCAGCTCCGACGCCGAGCAGAAGCAGATTGAATACTTTCGGCTCAACCCGAACGAAACCGTCTTCGAGGCTATCGAGCGCGCCACGCGTCGCTTCCCTCAACTACTGCAAGGGATGCCGGACGGTTCGATCAAACTCACTAAGGGCGGCACGGGCGGATCAAATGCGCCGATCATTCAGGGGGTGAACCTCTTCGGCGGCAGTGCCATGTTCGATGATACCGATCAGCACAGTGAGTACAAGGTCAAAGGCCAGCGCGTCTTTGGTACGGACAGGAAGTCTCTGCGGATCACTGCGACGGAGAAAGACAGCTCGGTGAAGCGGCACTTGCCGAAGCACATTCACCAAGAGACCGACATCGACGACGAGACCGCGAAGAACCGCGCCAAGCACCACAAGAATCGTCAGCAAGGCGAATCGGTATCCGCATCTCTCCGAATGCAATCGTGGTTCGATAGCGCTGGCCAACTCTGGAAGGCGAACGGCCTTGTCTATGTTGAATCACGAGTACTGAAGTTGAGCCAACAGATGCTCATCAAGAGTGTCTCGCTCACCCAAGACAGTAACGGCTCGTTCGCTCAGCTCTCGCTCGTGTTGCCTCAAGCCTTCGGCGGTGAGGGCACAGGCATGGGTGCTGGCGGTGCAGGCTCCGGCGCACAGGCTCCGTGGAGTGAATACTGATGGAAGACTATTACACGCACCGCAATTCCAGTCACCGCTATCTCATCACAAAGATCGACGACAGCGACAAGATACAGCTGATCGACGGCGAAGGCCTGACCGACGAGAAGCACACCAAGATCATGCGGGTGTACCCGCATGGCTTCTCGTCTCACTCGATCGAAGATGCGCACATGGTGGTGATCGGTCTCGGTGGCCGGCGCGACATGATAGTGGCGATCGGCGGCGAGCACGCCGACAAGCGACCGAAGAACCTGCCGAAGGGCGACACGATCCTCTACAACGCCGAGGGCGATGTGATCCGCATCTTCGGCAAGAAGACGATCGACATAACGCACTCGAAGAACATCAAGCTCTCCATCGGCAAGGGTCTGAAAGACAGCCAGGGCGGGCAGGGCGGTAGCGGCGGCGCGCAGGGTGAAGGCCAGAGCCAGGGCAAGGAAGCCGAGGCCGGAGAAGACAAAGACGTCACCTTCGTCATGACCGAGAACGACATCACCGCCACGAAAGGCGATGTCAGCATCAAGTGGGAGAAGGACAAGCTCACTCTCACTAAGGGCGACACGACTACGGTCATGGAAGGCAACAAGATCACGCACAAGGCGGATCACGTCGTCATCGAAAGCAACAAGGTTGATCTCGGCGCCGAAGGCGGCATGCCGGTCGGCCTTTGCGGTGGTGGCTGCTCGTCCAAGGTCTTCGCCGCACCCTAAAGGACAAACGAGATGGACATCCGTATCCGCGATACCGAAGCCGACGATCAACAGCCGTTCTTGCTGTGGGATTCCTACTGGAATCAAAACCTGCTTGATCCCGCGGTGGTCGACTGGAAGCTGGCCGGGCCGGACGCACCGCAGAACGCCTACGGGCTCGCAGCCGATCACGCTCTTCATACCGCGATCCTGATCTCCCTCTTCACGTGGCGACGCGCCGACCCGAGCGACAAGCTGCCGTCCGGCGCCGACCCAAAGGGTTGGTGGGGCGACACGATCGATCTCGAAGAAAACGAGACACGCATCGGTTCTCGTCTGTGGCTCTTGTTGCGCTCGACGCTCAGCGAGAACACGGCGCGTTTGGCCGAAGACTACGCGTACGAAGCGCTTCAACCGATCATCGACCAGGGCGCCGTTGCGCGATTCGTCTGCACCGCAGAGGTCGACGTGGTCTCCGGCTATCTCGCCCTCGACGTGAAGGCGTATTCACAAAGCGAACAGATGGTCTACGACCAGAAGTTTGAGCGCCTATGGCGACAGGAGTTTGCATAATGCCTTTCCAAATCCCAGCCATCAAGGACATGGCGCAGCGAGCGCGCAACGCGTTCCGCGCCGAGATGCCCGGCACCGATGCATGGATTTGGCCGAACAACGTCTACGTGAGCGCCAAGGTCATCGGCGGTGCGGTGTGGGAAGTGTTCGGCCGACTGAAGTGGATGGACCGACAACGTTTCGCCTTGACGGCTACCGGCTATGAGCTGGATCGCCACGGGCTCGATTACGGCATCGGCCGCAAGGGCAAGTCGTACGCGCAGGGCAACGTCGTTGTCAGCGTTGACACTTTCCCTTTCGAAATCCCCTCCGGCACGATCTTCACGCGATCGGACGGAGCTTCCTTCACATCGACGCGCGCGGCAGAGGTGGGACAGTTCTCACTCACTGCGACCGTTCCAGTTGTCGCGGACGTCGCCGGCCGCAGCGGAAACACGATATACGGTGCTCCGTTGTCGACCACGCTATCAGGCGTCCAGTCTGCCAGCGTGGATGACGTCGGGTTAGGGCAGGGTGCCGACCAGGAGACCGACGATCAGCTGAGAGCCCGCATCTTGCACCGCAAGCGATATCCGCCCCACGGCGGCGCCGCTAGCGATTACATAGGGTGGGGGCTAGAGCTTCCCGGTGTGACGCGTGTCTTCGTGAAGGGCAACGCCTTCGGCCGCGGCACGGTCGGTGTGTGGTTCTTGATGGACGACAACTACGTCGCCGGCATCCCGCTTCAGGCCGATGTCGACGCCGTGCAGGCCCACATCGATTCCGTCGCCCCCGTTACCGCGATCCCGATCGTGCAGGCGCCGATCGCCGATTGCGTGGACATTCAGATTCGCAACCTTAACCCGGACACTCAGGCAGTGCGCGAGGCCGTTGCAGCCGAGTTGCAATCGCTCTTCCGCCGGACTGCGGTGGTCAGCGTGCCCGACGATCCTTTCATCCTTTACCAGTCCCAGCTCTGGCAGGCCATCGCCAATGCGACCGGCGAACGTAGCCACCAGCTCGTCGCGCCATCTACCGACGTGACGTTCGCGCCTGGCACGATGCCGTGTCTTCGGAGCGTGACGTTCCTGCCATAACGAGGTCCGACATGAAAGACGGCGAGTTCATCATAGCGCCGATGGTTGCTGCGGCGCTGTTTGGCGCCGATCCGAACCTCCTGTGGTTCGCGCTCGGGTGTGTGCTGTGGACTTTCACGGAATACAGCACGCACCGTCTGTTGCACGTCCTTCGGCTTCCGCTTCACCACCATCACCACGCGCGTCCGCGAGAAGAGCCGTCTCCGATCTTCTGGCCTTTCTGGACGCTCGTGTTCGGGTTGGTTTGGCTTGCACCGCTGGCGATGATCTCCGGTCTCGCCGCCGCGTATACGTGGTTCATCAACGTCCATCGGGACTGCCACCACAACACGGACAACGTGTTGCCGTCGCTGCTTGAGCACCACGACAAGCACCATCACGCGCACCCGAATAGCAACTTCGGCGTGAGCACCCGCTTTTGGGATTGGGCTTTTCGAACACTCGCATAGAGGAATGACAGCCAATGACAACGGCGCTAGGCCCGTCTGAGACTTGGTGCCCGAGGACTACCGACGAGGCTATGACAGGTGTGCAGGGTCTCTTTCCTCCCGGCCCTTCCTTTCACTCCGTCAACGTCGAGGGCACTCAGCAATACCACTACTGGCGCGCATTCTCCAACGTGCTCGGCTACACCTACTCGCGGCTTTGCGACTATGTGGACGAGTTCTTCTGCGCGACGGTGAACGAGTCTCGCGATCAATGGATCGAAGAGTACGGCTTGAACGATCCGTGCGATCCGTACGGCCACAACCTGTGCCTCAAGGTTGCTGCGGAGGGCGGCGCCACTTGCGATTACTTCGTGCAGATGGCGGCGCTATCCGGCCTCTCTATCACCTGTAACGCCGCCGACATCCCTGAACCCATCGCGGGTTGCTTCGAGGTCGGCTGCACCCCGCTGGGGCCGACGCCGACGTTCGTAGGACGCGGCAGCCGGCTCGGCTACGGGCAGCAGAACGTGTGCGACTTCGGCGAGGTCGTCGATCACCCGAACCCGGACAAATGGGAGAACGGGAGAACGAACGGGGCTTCGTGCCCTGTGCCTGGGAGTAACCTCGGCGACGGTCCCGATCAGTACGAGTCGTGCTGCATGATCGTCGGCTATTACGATTTCCATGTCGACGTTCTGCCGACAGACTCTTCGTACTGCCAGAACGCGAGCACCACGATCACTTTCGAATGCCCGTTATCGCCTCGCGGTACGGACACATCACCGTGCCCCACCACACCGGACGTTACCCGGCAGCTCGACGCCACCGGCAACTACAGCGATTGGGGCCATGCATACGTGTGGGAAGTAACGGTCGACCTTAGTGCGACGCCGATCCCGCCGACGACACCCGGCTCCGAGCCGGACCCGGATGCGCCGAGCAGTCAAGCCGGGTGCTTCATGGTCGGTCTTCCTCTGTTCACCACGGACGGATCGTCTGCCGGCGGGACGGAGCTTTGCGCCGAGTTCGCAGGAGCAATCGATCCGACGTTCACGATCTGCTTCCTCGATCGCATCAAGCCGGCGCACACCACTCTCAACGTGAAAGTCATCCAGCCATGACAGGAATCTTCGGGCCGCAAAATTCCAATGCGGCGCTCGTTCTACCCACTGGCGCTGACAAGCAGCGCTACGGCGTAGCGCAGACTTGGGTGCAGGACTGCTCCGCTCCGGGCCGCAACGACGGAACGGTGCTCGACGCTCACTTCTACAACCGCATCATCGGCAACCTCGATTACCTGGTCAGCCAGTCCGGTATAACCGCGACGCCTGGCGACATGACTGTGCTCTATCGGGCGATGGTCGAGGCGATCTCCGGCGGTGCTCCGGCCGCGCTGAACACACTGCGCGAGCTGGCCGATGCCATCAATGGCGATCCTAACTTCTACCAGAACATGCAGGCCGCGTTGGACGCTCGGCTTCGCTTCGATGCGCCGCAAAGTCTGAGCGTCTTGCAGATGGCGCAGGCGTTCGAGAACCTCGGGCTGGCGGTCGTCGCGCAGAGCGGAGCCTACGCAGACCTGTCAGGCCTTCCGACTCTTGGCACAGCGTCGTCGAAGGATGTCGGCACGAGCGCCGGGCAAATCCCGGTGCTCGACGGTTCGGCAAGATTGCCAGCCGTCGACGGCTCGCTGCTGACGGGCGTGCTGCCTACTGGCGCGATCCTCTACGGCGCCTCGCAGTCGCTCAATCCCGCGCAGAAGTATCAGGCACAGGGCAACCTTGGTCTTGCATCTTTTATGCGAGGCTACATCGCCGGCTTGAAGCTCACCACGCCAGGATCATCGGCTAGCTTCGTTGTGGCCGCCGGCACCGCGGTAGACGGCGCCAACTCGTACCTGATGCAGATCGGGTCGAACTATACGAAGACAACGTCCGCTTGGGCTGTCGGCTCCGGGTCTGGCGGTCTGGATACTGGCGCCATCGCGGCGAACACCTGGTATCACGTCTTCCTGATCGCGAACCCCTCGAACAACGGGGTCGAAGTTTGCGTGTCGCTCAGCCCTACTGCGCCGACAACGGGGCCTCGCATCCCGGTCGGGTACACGGTGTCACGTCGTATTGGCTCTTTGCTGACAGACAGTGCGGCGCAGTGGACCGCATTCTTGCAAGACGGCGACCGCTTTATGCTTTTGGCGCCTGTCAAGCAGACGTTCACCAACCCCGGCACCACGGCGTTCAACGTCACGCTGACCACCCCGCTCGGCGTTCGCACCGAAGCGTTACTCTACGCGATGGCCTCAGCGTCCTCCACAGCGGGTAACGCTGTCTCGTTCTATATCTCCGACCTGTCGCTTCCTGATATAGCGCCCGGCGTCAGCACTGGCGTGTTCAGCTTCGAGACGTATACGGGCACCACAATCGGGGCTCTCGGCGGATCGATAGGCGCTTTCACGAACACGTCGTCTCAGGTCCGAGCACGGCTGCAAATATCCGCGGCCGATATCCAACTCATCGTAACCACCGCCGGCTGGATCGACCGCCGAGGCCGCGACGCTTAATCGCGCGTGGTCTGTAAGGCGCGACATCTGACGCGCCGATCCGAGCTACCTTCAAACTGAGAGGCCCACCAGATGGCTACAGCATTTGGACCGCAAGGTCCGAACTATACGACCACGCGTCCGCCCGCCGACCCGCAGGCCAGCGCGGGAGTTGATACGTGGTTCAAGAACTGTTCGGCGGCCGGTGCCAAAGACGGCACCTTCGCCACCGCCGCGTTCTTCAACGTTCTCGTCGGCAACCTTCGATACCTCGTCCGTACGTCAGGCGTTGCGCTCGACGATGTCAGCGACACGATGGTCTTCGACGCCATCAACCAGATGGTCTCGAACGGCGAGCACAACTACGCCGTTGACGTCGGTGGCGTGAACGCTGTCGCCGTTACGCTGCCTGTGACTGTCACGAGCTATACCGCCGGCATGACGGTGTACGTGAAGATCGGCAACGACAACACGGGCGGCTCCACTCTCAACATCAACACGGTTGGCGCGAAGGCCATCCTTCGACCGGACGGCAGCACGCTACGCCGCGGTGATCTGCTCAAGGGGGAAGTCGCCGAGCTGGTCTTTGACGGCACCAACTTCTACAAGATCGGTCTGTCGGGCCTCACGCTGACCGCGCCGCGTACCTACTACGTGGATGGAGCGAACGGTTCTGACGCCAACGACGGCTTGCAGCCGGGCGCCGGACATGCATTCGGGACTGTCCAGAAGGCGGTCGACACGGCTCAGGTCTTCAACCTGAACGGCTTTCAGATCACGATCCAGGTGGCCGACATGATCGCCACCAATTACGATCCGGTCACTCTTCCGCTGATCAACGGCTCGGGTTCGATCTCTATTGTCGGCAACCCCAGCAACCCCAGCAACGTCCACATCCACGCGAACGCCGGCCCCGCCGTCACGTGTAACTCACCCGGCTATTCGCTGATCGGCGTCCAGCTCAGTTCGTCGGCGCGCGACCTGGTGAACCTCCGTCCGTCTACGGGCGTTTGGGGTATCGGCACCTGCAACATCAATGTCCAGAACATTGTGTGGGGCGCGTGCGCGGACAACCACATGATCGCATCCACGGGTGTGATCACGATCGGCGGTACACAGCGCATCGTCGGCGGCTCCGGCTCCCACTACCTGGTCTCGTTTGGTGGCAAGGTCATCACGACCTCGGGACCGACCACTCCGGTCTTGGTGATCCCCTCGGCCGTCTCGATCACGACCTTCGCCGTCGTTGTCCAGTCTTCGCTTCTCTCTGCCGTGTACGGGTCCATCACGGGCGCCGGCAACGTCACGGGCGCGAAGTACTCCGCATCCGGTAACTCGATCATCGACACCAATGCGCAGGGCATCAACTACCTGCCGGGCTCAACCCCTGGCGGCCTCGCAACTGGAGCGCAGTATCTCTGATGACATTCTCATTCTCAGACCTCCGAGACTACCGTAATTGGTATTGGGTCGTCGGCAGCTCGAACAGCGAAGTCTATTCGAGTGCGACGAATACCTACGTCTCCATCGCCGATGCGACGTACGTCGCGTGGCTCGCCAACGGCAACTCCCCATCTCGCATCTTCAACGAGGTTGAACTGTGGGGTGCTCTCGCCGTGAACGCGCCCGGTCTTCTGGCCGACTGGCTGTTCGACGGTGCGACATTCGTCCAACCGTCTCCCGGCCTGTACACCAAGAAGCAGCTCGCGGCCTATGCGGCGAGCGTCCGCTACAACAAAGAAGTGGGTGGCACCGTCATCAGTGGCGTGCCTTACCTGACCGATCGTGAGACGCAGGCCAAGCTGACTTCGGCCGCGCTGATGATGCAGGTCAATCCGGCGGCGACCATTCAGTGGAAGGGCGCTGACGGTTCGTTCGTCACGCTCGACGCCGCGGGCATGCTGTCGCTCGCGTCTGCTGTCGGCGCGTTCGTGCAGACTTGCTTTGGCACCGAGGCCACCGTGCTCGCGGCCATTGAGGCCGACACGATCACCTCGCTGGCCGACATCGACGCGGCGTTCGCCGCGTAACGCCTACCGGACTTTCAGACGCTCAGACGGCCGCTCTTCGGGGCGGCCGTTTTTCTTTTCTCACCCGCTATGAGGCTACCATGCTCAACGCGAAGTTAGTCGCCGCGAACGCGGCGCGATGGGCGCGAGCGAAGCTCACCCGTTCATCCGAGTTCAATCCTGTCGCCAAGCGCCTGATCGCCGCCAAGGCGCGCTACCAGGCCGTCGAAGCCAAGACCGGCGTGCCTTGGTATGTCATTGCCGTCATCCACGAGCGCGAATCCTCGCAGTCGTGGGCTGGTTCGTTGGCGCAGGGCGATCCGTGGAACAAGGTCTCCACGCATGTGCCCGCCGGTCGCGGCCCGTTCAAGTCTTGGGAAGACGCCGCCGTCGACGCGCTGGTGAACTGCGCGCCCTACGCGTCACGAAACAAGGACTGGTCGATCGGCGCGCTGCTCACGCTGCTCGAAGGCTACAACGGCCTCGGGTACTTCAACAAGGGCATCCCGTCGCCGTACGTCTGGTCGGGCACCGATCAGTATGTGAAGGGCAAGTATGTTCGGGACGGAGTGTTCGATGCGAACACCGTCGACAAGCAGCTCGGCTGTGCCGGTCTGTTGCTTGTGATGGCGAGCCTCGATCCGTCGATCGGTCTGTCGCAGGGTCCGGCTAGCGCGGCATCCGTACCTCCGGTGTCCGCCCCCGTTCCGGTCGTGAAGCCCGTAGTGCCTGCCGCTCCCATCACCCCGTCCGTCAGCAACCCTGCGCCCGGCTCGATCGGTGCGTGGGTGAAGATGCTGTTCGAAGCGCTGTTCAAGAAAGGGAAGTAACATGTTCGAGTTCGCTCTTGGCGCCGCAGCTGGCGGCGCTGCCGTGTGGTTCGGTAAGCCCTACATGCAGGGCGCCTACAGCAAGGCGATGTCCGCCTATGCGTTCACCAAGGCTGTCGTCGCCAAGGTGAAAGGCTGGCTCTGATGTTTGCTCTCGCTGGCCCCATCACCCGTATCGCGTTGCGATACGGCGGCGGCTATCTCGCCGGCCGTTACGGCTTGGCGATCGACTTCAACGATCCCGACATCTTCGAGGTGTCGGTGGCTATCGTGAGCGGCCTTCTCTTCATCGGAAATGAAGGCTGGTACGTGGTGGCACATAAGCGGGGGTGGCAACGGTGACATGGCTCTTTAGTTTTCTCTCCGGCCCGATTATGAGCTTCCTCGGCGGACCCCTTATCAAGGGGTTGCTTGACGCCTACAAGGCTAAGCTCGCTCAGGCCGACAGCCAGGACGCAAAAGCGCTTGAACTCCTTACGAAGGAGATCGACGCCGACATCGCCGCGCGGGCAGAAGCGACCAAGCTTCTGATCGCCGAGCAAGGCCACTGGTACACGGCGTGCATTCGCCCGCTGTTCGCCTTGCCGTTCATCCTCTACTCGTTCAAGATCGTCGTGTTCGATAAGGTGTTGGGACTTGGCACCACCCCGGTGGGCATCGACGCGAACTTCTGGTCGATCTTCCACACCATCATCATCGCGTACTTTGGCGCCACCGCCGTAGAACGGGTGACCAAAATCTTCAAGCGCTAGCGTTTGTGCTTCGGCCCGAACAAGCTCGATATGTCGGTCGGCCTTTGGAAGATGATACCGATCACCGCGATGGCCAACCAGCCGAGGAAGCCGGCTCCAAGACCGGCGCCGATGGCTATCACGGCTGCTGTCGTCTGGCTCATATCCGCACTCCGCATTCCGAGGCTCGCTGTCTAGCATCCGCGCGCCTTTCATTCAACCAGCGATCCGGCCCCTCAGACGGGACACAGGCCGGAGACCCCGAGCGGCCGCGGCTCCCTATACGGGGTCGCGGCCATTTAATTGACGTAGCTGTAAGGCGTGTGAGATATCAGGCCTAACAGTGTCTCTGAAAGGAACCCATCTTGGCCGCCAAGAATGACCTATCGCGCCGGCACGAAGTCGTCGCCAAGTTCGCTGAGCTGAGAGACATGAAGGCGGTAGCCGATACGCTTGGCATCACCCGTGATCACGTCCGCAGAGTGCTTAAGAACATGGGGATAACGACCAGGGCTGTTTCGCTTGCCGAGGCCCCCACCACGACGATCGCAGCCGGGCCGGCGCCCGAGCCTGTCCGTCTCGATCTCGCCGAGAAGCACCGTTTCGAGCAGAACGAGAAGCAGCTGAAGAAACAGCTCAAAGAGCTGACCGAGCGTCTTGTCGCCGCCGAGGACCACCGCCAGAGCATTCTCGGGCTGTCCTTCGATCCGGTCGAGCCGATCTGCAAGCCTCAAGTCCTTCAGATCGGAGAGCGCGGTCGCCAGGCAGCAATCCTACATCTCTCGGACACGCATGAAGGCGAGGTCGTCAACTTCGAAGAGACGATGGGCGTCAACATGTACAACCGGGATATCGCGCGCAGGCGCTTCGCCCGCGTGTTCGAGACGGCGGCCATCCTGACGACGACCGCCTGGCCGCGCTCAGACGGAGCGCCCCACAAGATATTCCTTCTGCTCGGCGGCGATCTGATCAGCGGTCACGGGTTGCACCCCGAGCTGGCCGAGACGGACTACGGCACAGCGTACGAGCAGTGCAAGAACGCTTCGACCAACATTGCATCCGGCGCGCTGCGCTGGTCGATGGAGTTGCAGGAGCATTGGGGTCACCCGATCGAGATCGTCATCATCTCGGTCGGCGGCAACCACGGGCGCATGACGTTCGGCAAGCCGCGCTCCAAGCTCGCGCCCGTCCAGAGCTATGACACGCTAGTCGCCGACTTCGTTGAGTCTGCACTGCGGGGCCAGGGCAACTTCAAGTTCTTCACGCCTCGCTCGTTCGATGCCTACTTCGACATCGTCGGTTGGCCGACACTGCTCACACACGGCGACCGCATGAGCGCTGGTGGCGGCACGGGCTTCATCGGCCCGGCGGCGAACATCGTGAAGGGCCACAAGAAGATCATGCTCACCGAGGCGCAGCAGCGCCGGCCGGTGCGGTTCATCTTCAGCGGACACTTCCACACCCGGCTGGTCACCCCGTGGGGTTTCTCCAACAGCGCGATGATCGGCTACAGCGAGTTCGCCAAGTCGATCCGCGCCGACGCCGAGCCCGCCTCGCAGAACTTCGTCGTCCTGCACGAGCGCCTCGGTCTGTTGCGCGAGCAGCCGATCGTCGTCGGCCGGCCGGACGAGGGTTCCATCTACTCACCTGCCGGCGGCCTGATCCTACCGTCCCCCGACCTCTGAGGGCCTAGCCCATGACCCTAACCGTGTTCCTCGACACC